TTATTTTTTAATAGTTTCTACTACAAGTTTTTTAAAGTCCGCCATACGAACAACATACGTTCGAGCAAGGTGGTTCTCATCTAGTGTGGATGCCCCATTTTTTATTAATTTCAATTCAGCATCGTACCAGTCTTGCATTGCCTCGAAAAACATCCATAACAATTCCATTTGTGGTGTTCCTGATTCTACGGTATAATTTTCTTCTTGTTTAACTTTTGTCATTTTAATTCCTCCACTTGAATAATTTTTTATGTTTGAATACAATGGGAGGGTACTACCCATCAGATTAGGAGAGTGTGCCAGCACTCTTCCTAATCACCCAAACCACGCTATACACAATATGCTTAAAGCTGGTACAACTACGATCAATCCTCCAAATACAATCTGACAGAACCGCTCGTTATGTAAATCCGTCTTACTCATTCCCATGTCTCAAATGCTTTGATATTTTCTGTTTCCCATTCATCGACTGCTGCTGTAACAATATCTCCACCTTCTACCATCATTGAGAGGTAAGGCATGACAATATTTAATGTGTGAAGCAGTTTCTTATAGTATTGCTGTGTTTCTTCTGCACTCCGGAATTTCTTTGTTGTGCGAAGTGAAGCGCTCATTTTAATGTCAAAATGAACATCGAATTCTCTTTCACCTTCATCTATACCTAAGCTGTCTAGTGGGTTAATTGCTGCAATACTTCTCAAAGCTTCTAAGATGTTTTCTTCCGAGCCTTTTAACAATTCTCTGTTATCCATTACTTGTTGCATGTTCAATTCCTCCTAGTGTTGTTTGGCTTATACAATCTCGTCAAAGTTTTTTTCATCATATGTACCGTCAAAATACCAAATTTCAAATGTGTTAGTTTCAGGGTAGATGTCTACAATTGTTCCCCGCTCAACTCCTGAGCGAGAAACTTTTGATTTTACGGCTACTTCTTGGTTAATTTGCATATTGATTACGCTCCTTATGTTTTGAATATTCAATTATTTTTTGACCATCTAATTCCACGTGAGAACAATTAATGTTTCCGCAGTTCTCCAATAACTCTAAACCGCTCATATTGTTCAAAGCGTCCACAAGGCTTTTAATGTAATGAAAATCGTCTCTGACATGTTTGCCTTTGTCTAAGTCTCCGATGTACTCAGATTCAATGTAACGGCTCATATCGTGGTTTACCGGCTTTACATTGATTAGAACAGTAGATAAGCCTTGTTCAGAATAGATAGCTAAGTTGTCTTTAATCAAGTAACCCTTAAAAACATCTACATCACTATTATCATGGTATTCAATTGTAATGCGTTTCACTTGAATTCCTCCTGTCAGGAGTTGAAGGTAGGTCATTCGACACCTGTCTATAGTAATACGAAAGTTCATTCAAAAGGTTTCGTTATGAAAGTTAATTTTTAATTAAGTGAATGGCTTTGTTCCCAAGAGGTTGGGAAAGGCGATTTATCAACGCCATCTTTTTTTCTTTTTGATTATCGCATTGCCCGCTTTTCGTCTCTGTAGAACAAAATGGTCTAATACACCTTTACCGTTATGAATGATTGTCCCGTAATCATCACTGTTGAATATTTGTGTGATGTAGGTGAAAGCATCAACTTCCTTAAAAGCGTCTAACGTTTTCTGAATGTAGGTGTATTCATCTTCAACGTGTTTGCCTTCATCAAGAATGTAGCTGACACCATCAATGATGTATGTGTCTTCGTAAGGTGAACCATACTTTAAAGCACCTGTAAGATTTAAAGTGTTTTGATTTACGAATACAACCTGCTTTTCATTGACTAAGTAGCCTTTAAAAACCTCTAATTGGTCATGTATGGTTTCAATACTGTAAATCGTCGCCCGTTTCATTTGTACCTCCTTCCGACTTCGTTTTGATGTTGACTTAATCATAAACCAACTTCAAAAAGAAGTCAACTTTATTTTGAAGTCATTTTTTAATAAAAGCCACTTTTTGATCATGTTTTTTGTTATAATCAAAAAGGAGGTGAAACTGTTGACTAAAATTGTTAAAACAAGATTGAAAGAAATATTAGATGAACGTGGCTTATCAATTAGAGGTTTCGCCTTCGGTAATGACCTTAGCTTTGAAACTGTCAGAAGGCTTTACAATAACACTGCTAAACAATATCAACGTGAGACATTGGGCAGAATTTGCGATGTCTTGGATATAAAAATTGAGGACTTACTATACATTACAGACGATGATTCCGAAGAGTCTTAAGCAAAAGTATTGCTTTTATTTTTTTTTAATTCGTTAAACAAAACCATTGAAATATTCAATTGTCCATAATGTGGACAATCAAAAGTATTGCGATTGCTGTTATACTGTACGGAGAGGTGAGCGGGGTGGAAAACAACATGCTTCAAGCGATATTAGATGAGATTAAGAAAATTGATAACAAGATCGACGGTGTGTCATCTGAATTAAAGTCATTTAAAGAAGAGATGAACGAATTCAGAGAAGAAACAAAAAAGGAATTTAATCAGATTAACGTTAAGTTAGACCGCCTTGAAGAGAACCAGCCTAAAGACATTACAGCGCACCTTACACAGCTGCAGAACGTAGATAAGAAGACAGACGTTCTTAACAAGCGTGTATTTGAGCTTGAGGCAAGAATCAATAACTGATGCCACTTGTGGCAACTAAAGAGAATAAGCGAAACGAGGGATAAATGATTGAGTATTGAAGATAAAAAGGGGATACTGAAGACTGCGGGACATACTTTTATGGCACTTGTAGTTATTTCATTATTTGTATACACATTTTCTTCTAAGTCATTTGGTCAATTTGTCAAAATAGAAGCTATTACATCGTTGACTATGGGGTACATTTGCTATGCATTAGTATCTTGGAAAGAAAAATGGTTTGTGGTGGCTTTAATTGTTTCGTGGATTGTAATAATATTTTGGGTATTTTAAAAGCAGGTATAGAACCTGCTTTTTTGTTTTGTATTGATTTATCTAGGGGTTCTAAAGACTTTATAGTCATACCCAATTTGTTTAGAGTATTTGCTATCACTATATACGTACATGTCTACAATAGTGTATCTATATTTTTTGTCATAAGCAAGGTATTGAGTTGTTGAAAAGTAGCGTGTCGGTTTCTTATGATAGAATGTTCCAAACATTGCTTGTGCAAATATTCCAGCCCAAGAATATTTAAGACCAGGTAGACCTACTGCAATCCGTGCAGTTAACTCTGCAGCATTATCCATGTTTTTTGAATTACCTCTGAAATGATCGACAGTTTTCCATTTGTTTGAAGGTGGGACAGCTTGAATTGATGCTTGTCCGTCTTCATCAATTACCGATACTGAAGATGTGTTAGCAAGTTCCTGAATTGTTAGGGGGTGTGATACAACTGCCTCATTAGTTTTCACAGATGGATCGGGTTTGCCTTCAGCATGTGTTGTCAATGGGGTTAGTGTTGTTAATAAAAGCCCCGTAGACAAGGTTGATAGAACTACTTTTTTCATTTTTACTTCATCCTTTCGTTTTTCATAGTGATTTATGACTGTCTAGGATGCAGGATAATATTAACATATATATCTATATTTAGGCAAATGAAAACCCCCATTACTGATATAAGTGGGGGATTACTTGTCATATGGCCTGTATTTCTTTCTTGATTCTTCAAGCTCTTTTTTCTTCCGCTCTATGTCTGAACGTAGGAATAAACTGACTCCTCTAAGCTTTTTTATGGGCGTTAACTTTCCACCTGATATTAATTGACTCATACGTGTTGTGGTTACGCCTAATATTTCTTTGGCTTCAGGAGTAGTAAGGACTTCGGTTATGATGAAGTCCTCAACTTCCTGGCGACTCTTTAAGTGATATTCCATGTTATTTTCTCCTTGAAATCATGTCTTTAATGATGGCATAAATCGTTAACAAAACCACAATAGCCATTACTGCAGTTGTAAATGAGTTTGTCCAAAAAGAGCGTATGCTAATTGCTGCAACAGACAATAAAATTAATGAAAAGATAAACTTTTGATTTTTCTTCATTTTTTATGCTAGACTGATTATAATGATATTGAGAAGCGAGTTAGTGGCTCGCTTCCCTTATCTCTGGTTAGTCCTTCTTATTTTTCTTCTCGCTATCGTTTGATTGTTGCGCAATCCATCCGATAGAGACGACGTAGAAGATAATTTGAAGGACTTTTATCATATTGTCTAGCATTTCCTCACCTCCTTATACATTTATTATAACACACCTATTAATAATTGTGAATAGGTTTTGTGATATTTATTTTATTTTTATTCTTAAAAGTTTTTCCCTGAGTTTCTTCACTTTTTGAAGAGGGTGAATGTAATATTGAATTGAGACATTGATAAGGGAGAGTGTGGCAATTGAGTCATCAAAAAGAGCTGATTATTTCAAAGGATGAATTAGAAAATCGAGCGGTTCAGATGGGCTTTACACTTATAGAAGGGGATATGGATATTGAAAATCAAAAATTCTATTGCCGAGCCAAGAGGGTTTTTTAGACTTTCATAAACATGTTGACAATAGGTTATTATTTTACACATATGATTATGAGGAAAAAGAGGATTATTATATTCCTGAAGAGTATCATACTTGGTTTGAGGACTCAGAAATCCAGCGTTTGTTGTCTGGAAAGATTAATGAGTACAATAAAAAATTAGATGATATAAATTTTGATCAACCATCTGAACTTATTATGTTCTATGTGAAAGATGGTTTTGTCTTTTATAACACCACAATAAGAGAAGAAATATTCGAACTTTCTGACGGTGATACAGTGGGATATTCCTTAGTGGAGGAAGTGGGAGATGCGATTCCCGAAGAAAAAATCATGGAAATAAGAGAGAAGCAGAAAAAAGCATTAGATCAAAAAACACAGGAGATCAAAGACAATATTTTTAACGATCCAGAATTTAAGAATGCCACAAACGCAAATTTAAGAAGATCATATGCTTCACGTTACTTTAAAGATCATCCAGAAGAATGTGAACTACTACGGGCAGCACATATTCCCCCAATCTTATTCGTGGAGAAAATTTGGAAAGAGTTTAAAAGCATGGGACTTCACAAATAATACTTAAAAAGGGTAAAGCCCCGTATATGGGGCTTATTTTATTTCTATGCTATTCAAAAGTTTATTCCTGCTTTCCAAAACATCCATAAGCATATTGGCATTTTCAGCAAGGCGTTGTGTTAATGCCTCTTTCGATTTTCCTTCAAATGAAGAGAGAAGGGCGAGATATACTTCAGTAATGGTTTCTTGAGCGGATGCAAAGTCAGTTGCCTGTTTTAAATCTGTTTTAATCTCTGAACAATGAGATTGCAATGCAGCTGCTACTTGCCTCTTTAGCGCCTCATTCTGCTGAAGCTTCTTATAAAACTCATCTGCATCCATGTTTACCCCATATGGTGTCAATTCACAGCCTCCTTATAATCTTAGCCATTTTGCTAATTCTTGATCTTTTGCGTCCATATCCTGAGCCATTTTCACAATGAAGTTACAGATATCTTCTAAATCCCTTATTAAGTAATGGAGCATTGCTTCAGTTTGTAGTTGTTCATCTGTATTGTAGAAAACAGGTGATCCACCAGAAGAGGAGGGAGCATGATAAAGAATAGCTTGATTAACGTCATCAGAGGTCAAATTTTCATAAGGATTTGATCCCATTTTTGATTGAAAAGAACGCTTTACATCATTAACCATACTGTCATGTTCATGGGGGAATTGTTCAAGCTTCTGTTTTTTGGTTTTTAGATCATCAATAGCTAACTGAAGCTTTTCCGCCAATTGCTTTGCATATGTAACATCAACTTTAATCGTTTGTCCATTCATCCCTGAATAAGCAATCATAGCATTAATGTTTTGATTGAAAACTTGCTCACTGCCATTAACATTAATTATGTTCCCGTGTTCATCAAATTTAAAGTTAGCGTCAATCATACTATGAGTATCAGGATTTTTAGCAAATGCCTGACCATAGAATGCAGCGATTAAACTGCTTAATACACCTGTGATACCTTGAGCGGGACTTAATCTCAATGAGCGGCTTGTACGTGAAAGAGAAGGGTCTTTAGTGTATATGGTTGTTCCATTATGCCGCTCATACTCTAAAAACCATCCTGAGCCCACCATATCATCAGGGTTAATAATTGCCTTATGATATGCATCAAACTCGCCATTTCTTATCTTTTTTTGAGTTTCTTTATCATGGAGCTTAACAATGGATGGATTATTGAAAGCGACACTGTATATATTATTGTTTACGCCGGCATATTCCGCATCCGCTCCTCCGAGTGAATGACCAGTTGTAGAGATAACTGTATTTTTCCCTGCATATTTCTTTATTTCATTGGCCAGCAGTTTATCCCCTTGATCAAACTGAGATGTTTTTGTGACTACTTTGTACTTTCCGCTCTCCACCATTGCAATTTGTCCCATGCTTGCTGTATACGGCGCAATTGCTTTTGAATAGGGCAGAGCATCCTTTTTCACAAGGTATTGAACTTTCTTTTTTGGGTCTATGCCCATAACAACGTTCCCGCCATCTGCTTTAATAATGTCTGCCTTTATTTGCTCCTGGTTTGTTCCTTGGAATCCCACGACAACGTTTTCTGGTTCGCTTGGTTTAACCCACTTGTCACTCTTTTTCACGGCTTGAACAAAGACATAGACATCTAGGCCTGTATCTGGATCATTTTTGATTTTATCTATGTAAAACCGCTTCCCTGAGATGGTGTTAACAGGAATCTTTTTCGAATAGTGTTTCTTTAAATAATCATGTCGATAAGTTAGTTGACTGATAGAGTAATACTCTTGATCAGATAATGTGGGTACACTGACCTTCTTGCTCATGTACAATCACACACTCCTCATGTAAAATAACACTTGAAAGGATGGTTTTATGAAAAAATACATTATTATCCTACTGTTAATAATCATCATTATAGCATTCGGGGGAATATTCATGAAACATCAATATGATGAAAGACAAGAAAAAAATAAAACTGCTGAATTAGAGCTATTTGAAAAAGCAAAAAAGCGTATGACTGATTACATAAATGCAAATTACGAAGGTATAGAGAAAATCAATTTTTCAACTGATTATAAAATGGATCCTATGGGTGGAATTAACGCAGAAGGATATCTGAACGGTGATAAGACAAAAGAATTTTGGGGAATATATGACAAGTCAAACAATATCATAACTTCATCATACGTTGATGCAAAAGAAAAGCCTGGTTGTGAAGAAAAGCCATGTAAATATTAATGAAAAAAATACCCCAATCCTAATAGGAGAGGGGCTTTTTGTTTAGATATTGTACTTAATCGTGTGCATATCACCAGTATGAGCGGTATAAGGAATACTAGCAGTATGCCCACGTCTGGCCTCATGCATTTCTGATGGACTTGAAGCAAAATAAAGTCCTAAAAAACCAAGTAGTACAATAAACAAGATAAATACTGATGCAGCTTTAAATTTCATAAAGACAATCCCCTCTCTGAATTTGTTTTTGGGCATAAAGCACTTTCTCATAAAATAATCCAGCCGCTTTATGGTCTTCATTTTTTGTATAATACTTCGCTGCGTCGGTTGCTAAGTCCTCCACATCAGAAAACATTGTTTTAAATTCTAAATAAGTAAGAATCTCATTTAGTGTTTCTTTATTATCGTCAATGTAAAGAGCATTTAGGAAATCAAACATTTTGGTTAATACTTCATCATTTAAGTTTTTAGCCAATGACAGACCATGTTTATAAGCAGCTGTTCCGTCAGTTTTCTTATTTACCTTGAAGTTCGTTTTCGCTAACATGAAAAGAATGTCTAATAAGCGGTTAGCATGTTCATATCCGTTCTGCTCATAGATCAACACTCCTTCTTTGAAATACTCAATAGCCTCATCGAACTTTTCTTCAGAAAAAGAAGAGATCCCTAAATTATATAGAGCGGATCCAGCTAACCTTGGCATATCAATTTCAAGTGCTTTTTTATAAGCTTTATGAAAATGAGGGATAGCCTTTTCTGGATACTCCATGTCTAAATAATTTAGACCGATAACAAAAGAACATTGAATTTCTCTAACAGAATAGGTTTCATGCGCTCTGTAGCTTTCGATTGCTTGAACAATATGGTGCATCGACATGTGTGTTTGTTTCATGTGATAATAAATTTCAGCGACTTTGTAATGAAACTCTGCTCGCTCAATTTCGTCGGCTACAAGTGACAGCTTCTTTTCCGCTTGTTTGTAAAAACTTATTGCTTTAAGATATTCGTATTCTTCAAATTCATACATCCCACGGAAAAAGTTAAAGTAATATTCAAGAATTCCTTTCAATTTAGCTTGGCTACTTTCGATCTTTTCTAATAAGTCTGAAATCTCAGGTCGTTCTTCATTCATGGTTTTTGGCTCAAGATAATCAAGCATTAATTGATGTCTAAAACACATGAGGGAATAGTACAACAATAAATCCTGATTTTCTTCCATAGCGTTTATTTCTTGTTCCACTTCTGATTTCAGCACCTCTGCATCAGGAACACTAAACATGCGAATATACTTGTACCACTCATTAATCTTCACGCCGACTTTGGATGAGGAGATTAACTGTTTCAAATTAAAGCCTCCTATTCATAAACACAATTTACGAAATATGTAACATTTTATCATATTATTTCCATTTGGGAAGATAAACATTTCCTTAACATTTCATTATCTGACGAAAAAAAGGATATCAACATAGATACTCCTTGATCAAACAATATCAAGAAATATATTAGTTGATATCCGTACATTTTAAGACAATAATTTTTTCTTTTGGCTCTCATATTCAGCCTGAGTTAATAGGTTATCTTTATATAGAGCGGCTAGTTTTGTCAGTTCGTCAGCTACTCCCGTTTGAACTGGATTTTCTTTAGCATCTTTTTTGAGTATATGCGTCAACAAATTGAAACAGTGAATAAGACGATCATTTAAAGGCTTGTAAAATTGATTATCTTTTGATTGCGGTTGTTCAAAATGAATAAATGTTATTGTGTAAAATGACTTCTCTTTATTGTTAACAACCACTCTCAACTGTGCTTTTCTAATCTTCTGCGATGATACTGACTCTCCTGATAATCCTCCGATAATAGCGCCTACTCCACCACCAATTAAACCACCTAAAGCCGCTCTACCGATCTGACTTGATGTAGAGGTCTTATTGACTGTTACACCATCCTCCAACATTTCCACTTGAAGAATATCCTCAAAAGAGAATACTTTATGTAAATAATCATATTTGCTAGTCGTCTTAGAGAAATGCATTGCATTTACATGTTTATTTTCAATTAAGAGAACTTTTTCGTTTGTTTCGTCTATTGCAATCAAGCTGTCAGCAACAGGAGAGAGGAATTTATGATCGCTCTTAAAGTCAGGTGTATTTTTCAAAAGGTTTTCTAATTCATTGAATTGATTTTTTGCAAATGTGCTTTCTCTTTTTCTTTGCAAATAAGCGGTTAATATGATGGCAGCAAAAACTCCGAATAAAGCAAGCCACATACCAGGTATGTTGTCATGATTAGCTAAAACCACGGCAGTAATAAAACAAATGAATGCAATTAAACTTCCATAAACAAGAGGGGGCATGGATACACTTCCTTTTTTCTTTTATTATATTACAAAATTGGAAAAGAGAAATGTTTTTCTCTCTAACTATTATCGTATGAAAACGGTCAAGTCTTTGCATAAAAGGAGAATTTTATTTAGAAAGAAAGTTGAAATAAAAAAAAGACGCATCCAATAAGGATACGCCTGTTTAGTTTACATGCCTATATGCTTCCCAGATGTACTTTGTATTTAATTTATTCCCTCTTTGATTGCTGTCTGAGCCTGTTATAAATCCAAGTTCGTTTATACTTCCATATGTAGAGTTTCCTCCAACCAGGTATATTCCCATTTCATTTACCTGATACGTATAACCTCCTGTCTCATCAATTAATAACATGGAATCATTAGAAGACACTGGCCACACTTTCATATGTGTTGGAGTGAAAGGCAGCAATATCTGTTTACTAATTGTTCCATCACCCACATACGTTCCTTTAGCCATCTGAGGAACATCAGAGGATAGCGCATATTCTGAGTGTAGTTTACCCCCAAGAAACTCAGCGTTGCCATCTATGGAACCTATAATGATTCCTTGGTCATTACGTACAGGTATTGTATTGGGCGTGGATAGTGTTGAAGCCATGTAACCATTTAATGAATCAGCCGAGCCCGCAGAAGACACAATCCACTCTTCGCCATTAAAAAGCTCTTGTTTATTAGTCTTTGGATCGATCCAAATCGTTCCCGCTTCTGGTGCAATAGGCTTTGTCTCTGTAGATATTGTATAAAGTCCGTTAACTTTTCCATCGAGACTTCCTTTCACTTCAACGGAATTAGAGGGGAGGTAGGGGTTTTCTGAGGGGAATTTAGGCTGTACAATATCAGACAGTATTCGACCGCTACTATCAATAGATGTCTCTACTGTGCGATAGGCTTGGACTCCAAATGTATAGTGCTTATTTGAAACTTGACCGGTTAATGTTGCAATTCGTTTATCATAACTAACTGATAAATATTGTTCAGCTGACATCTTTGAACCAAAAAGATAGGTATCATCTGATGTGTCAGAGTAGCAATGGATAAGAAAACCATCGATATTGCATTTATCCTCATTGGAGTCTGGAAAATCCCATTCGATTGATACATCTACAGATCCATTATCATTTACAACATGAGTTATAGCAGTCCCGTCATTTCGGATAGTTGGGTTTGCTACGGGTGCAGCTATACGATCATTTCGTGCATTGTAATTGGTCAGTAGGGTATCATAATCAATCTTTTTTTTATTGAATTCAGTTGATGCTTTCTTAGCAGTATACAATGAGCGTGCAAAGTCTTGTTCTAACGTAGTAGCTCTTTTTCCATTCGAGAGTGTTACTTGTATACTTTGCTGCTCAAAATCAAAATTCATTCCTGTAAGTGTTGCTTTGACATCAGTTCTAAAACTTTTATTTGTTAATCTGATTATATCTCCCAAGTAAATTCTATCCCAAAAATCCTTTTCTTTGTTGACAGTAAATAAGTTGACAATGTTTGTTCTGATGTCTACCGGAGGTGTATTTTTCTCTCCAAGTTCCTCAAGACCTTTTTCATACAGCTCTGTTTCATCAAAAATATTGTCATTAGACCAATCTTCTTCATGGATAAAATAAGACAGCTTTTTCATAAGCTCTTGACCGAGAAACTTATCCATAGCTAACCGATCTTTTAACACTGCTATTTCTTCAGTTATCTTGGAAATCTGATTGGCGGTGGTGGATATTTCAGCTTTCTTAGATGTAACCTCTAGTTGTTTGGCATCTCTTTGCTTGATAAGGTCTTTCGTGTCATCTCCAGCTTTTTTTGCTACTGTGATCTTATCTAAGATTTGTTGTAATTCAATTTTTTCTAGGGTGAAGAGGGTATTCTCCTGTGCCGTTTTTGTTGCTTCCAGATCTTTTTTCTGATTTAAAAGGAGGTAAAAAGAAGAGCCTTCTTTATTTACAAGTTCATTGTAATCTAAAATTGCATGGCACAAATCATCATCCATGTAATCACTATGCTTAATTACATTTCTCTTTTCATCACGTTCAAAAGGGTAGAGGAAATAAGAGAAATCATCCAAGTAACTCTGTCCAGTAGGATTGACTGAATTAATAACAATTCCATCTTTACCGGTAATATTTAAACGTGTTACGACTTGATCAATATCAATGGTATCTTCCATATCAATCATGAATCGTTCAGGGGAGAAACGGACACCTTTGTACTTGGACAAAGTTTCTTTTTTATAAAATGATACTGTATTTTTCACAGTATCAAATATGGGCACAGCCTCAAAAGTTTCCCAGATGTTCTTTAAAAACTCATATCGGGTAGAAGTAACATCAAATGAGCGGCGTTTTTCATTAAAAGAGGGGTCAATGAAGTCTACAGTAAAGCAAGTTCCTTTAAGACAATCTGTGGCAACTTCCAACAGATTTTTAGAGATGCCTTCATATGATTTGATTTTGCTTTTATGAAGAATGTAGGGAAGCCCTTGAGCTCTAACTTGTATTGTTTGTTCCTCATTTTCTGACTTTGTCAACCCGGTTATTACAAACCATTCAACTCTGTTTAAGAACTCTGCCTTAATGAGATACCAGCCTTTTATGAGCTCTGCCACGTGGTTTGATTTCATTGTTAAATTATATCTCGCTTTAGTCGGGATATTAAAAGTGAGATCATGTAGCTCTGTAAAGTTTAAATTAAGAGATACGTTTGAAAAGTCAACTATATTAGCGATTTTCTTTTTATTTGGTTTTGCTAAAGAAAGTTTAATATGACCTGGTTTAAAATCGTAAATCAACAATACATCCCCTTACAAATATTTATATCCATCACAAAAAAGCAAGCTAAAGAGCCTGCATTATACAGACTCTTACATGCTTCCATTTAATTTTATAACTTCTTTCTTGATGGTTTCGAGCATTGTTCTAGCTCCAGTTTCCCCACCAGTAAGTTTATCAATATTGAAGGTAATTGGCGTGTTAATTATTTTATCGCCAGTAGAATTAACGGTTGTGGTAGGAGGGAGACTAGTGGTTTTAACATTTGGTATCAAACTATTAGAAAGACTCGATTGATTAATATTCGGAATTATTGATGGAATAGTGGTGATTCCTTTGTTAATCAAGGCTGCTAATTTCCCACCTTGACCCCATTTAGGTGTCTCTTCACTTGGAGCATTGCTCTCACGTACAGCTTTTACTGTATCCAAGATGTTTGCAGTATCAGTTTTATTAAGGATAAGTTCTTTATCATGAAGGAAAGCGAGCTTACCTGCGCCTAGTCCTGTACCTGTATATCCGCCTGATGCAAAAGAGGATACCTTTTTCCCAGTTTTATTACCTTTAGTCACAGTATTAAGGGCATTAGAAGCTTCTTTAAGCTTATCGATAAGGTTATTAGAGATGCTTTTCCCGATGGACTCCATATTGCTGTTAATGAACTTAGAGAATTCATTCAGTTGCTTAGCAATATCAGTAATCTTCCCATCCATTAGCTTTTTCTCAAGTTCCTTAAAAGCACGTTCGTCATTTGTTAGGTTATCATATTTGTCATTTATGGCATCCTGATCTTTTTCAAGCTGATCCTGTAGCGCTTCTTTTCGTTTGCTGCTTTCACGATCTTTAAGAAACTCATCTAAATCTAACTGTTCCTTTTGTAACTGCTCAGTTAATTCCTTAACCTTTGACTTGCCAAATTCTGAGTCATCAAGAGAATACTGATTAATTTGGTCAGTGAGTTTTTGGATACTGTCTTGCTTCTCTTTTAACTGTCTTTGAAATTTAGCTTCATCATCAGTTTTATCAATCTCATCAATCAAGTCCTGTGTAGCTTTTTGGTGCGCTTTTAATTCAATATCACGCATCTTTTCGTACATCTCTTTGTAGATAGAGACAACTTCATCAGCAAGGGATTTATAAATGTCCTTGATCGACTTCTTGGTGTTATAAAGCTCCAGATTAAAATCTTTCTGCTTATCTTTCCAATTTTCGATTTCCTCTGTGATTTGTTTCTGGATGTCAGGAAAGCCCTTTGCTGCTTTTTTCTGTTCCTCTAATTGCTTGATGTATTTTTTTGCCTCAGCCTGTTGTTGCTGTACTAATTTGACTTGCTGACTGTAGTACTTAACTTTATCTTTGTCTTCCGTAGTCATCTGAATCTTATTGTCAACATCTTTAAGCTTGGATTCAGTTTTCTTGGTTGATTTCTCAATACCGTTAAGCGTTTGATCAACCTCAGACTGAATGAGCTGTCCTCGGAGTTCTCTTACTTCTTCTTGGAAATTGATGAGATCAATCTTAGCTTGTTTTAATTCCTCAGCAAGCTGCGCTCTTTGAGCGGCATTCAGAGTTTTGTTTGTTTTGATTTCTTTTTCAATAAAAGAAACCTTCTGACTCTGAATCTTTTGCTGTTCAGTTAAAGCTTTTTTCTGATCATTGGTATACTTGCGGAATTCTTTACTGTCGCTCAGATAATGGCTAGCGAGGGCTTTGTCTTTAGCGATTCTTACATCAAAATCACCAATACGCTTGTCATATTCATCAAGATGCGACTGAACGATCTCATATTGGAGCTCTTGTATCTGATCGTTTACTGAGTCAATGTCACCTTGGAGGGAGAGGAGGTCGGATTTAGCTTGCGCGATTGCTTGCTGTCGTTCTGCTTCAGCTTGAGATGCATCTGAAATAGATGTACCGACACCTTTTAAATACTTCTCAGGGTCAATTGTCTTTCCGTTTTCCTCAATTTGAAGATGAAGGTGATTTCCAGTTGAATTACCTGTACTTCCAACTTTACCGATGGTCTGGCCAGCTTTAACAGTTTGACCGGCTTTAACAGAAGGGGTATCAAGCATATGCATATACTTAGCAACTTTTCCATCATCCTGCTGAATGACAACCCAGTTACCGGCAGTCTTGCTATAACCAGCAATTTGAACTTTTCCACTCTGAACGGATTTAATTGCGGTTCCAGCTTTCGCTGCGAAGTCGATACCTTTATGTGGAGTTGATCGGTAAGCGCCATCTTGCGCATTATATTTAGAACTTATTCTAAACGCACTGTTCTTCGTGTAGTAGCTTGCAATGGAGGAATTAGCAGAAGTCATTGACTTAGTGTAATTAGACATGATCTTCTGAACATAATTCTGCGTTTCTTTGAAAGGAGGGATGCCGCCGTATTTAATTACATTGCCAGGCCCTGCGTTATAAGCAGCAAGTGCTTTCTCAACATTGCCACCAAATTTGCTTAGTTGTTGGGCTAAATATTTCGTGCCACCCATAATGCTCTGATAAGGATCATAAACATTGTTTACACCTAAACTCTTAGCTGTGGATGGCATCAGCTGCATCAAACCAGCAGCTCCGGCTCCAGAACGAGCTCTTGCATTGAAACCAGATTCTTGCTGAATCACAGCTGCAATTAGCGCTGGATCAACACCGTATTTACTTGCGGCAGAATTAATGTAACTGGAGTATTTACCGGAGTAAGACCCACCACCAGAAGAATAAGAACCACTGGAAGATGAACCAGAGGAAAGGGAAGAGGTAACTATACCGTATTGTGCAATGTTCCCTGACTTAATTTGATCCTTGAGGAGTTTGGCTTGCTCCTGCATAAGCTTTTTCTTTTGTTGAAGAGCTTTAATTTCTTTTTGCAGGGCATTTCGATAACTTTGGGAATACTTTGGATAGTCATTTACCTGCTTATTGTACTTTTCGACTTCAGCATTTACTTTCTCCAGAGCTTCCTTGTATTTATCAGCCACGTACATAGATGTTTTAGTTTCTTCATTTGCTTTCTCTTGGCCATCAGAGTAGTCTTCAAGAGAAGTACCAGCCTCGTTGAGAGAAGATGAAGTTATATCGAAAATCTTGTTCATGTTCTCAAGACTATCTACGAGCTTTTTATAGTTTTCGTAGTTCTGTTTAGCACCACTGATATGTTGAATACCGCCATTGTTAATGTTCTTTAAGGCGTTGTCATAAGCCTTTTTGAATTCAGCAAGTTGCTGTTTCGCTTCCTTCAACGAGCTAACAGTAATCGGATCTTTGGAGTGGTTCTTCGACATTTGAGCCGTATATTCGTTTGCTTGAGCTAAAATTAATTCCTGAACAGCTTTAATTTTATCTTTATAGGAGGCAACAAATTCATCTCTGCTTTTTATTACAGCTTGCCGGTTAATGTTAACCATACCGTTTTGAACAGAAATTGCCTTTGAAAGACTCTTTTCTTTTTGAACAAGTTTCATTGCTTCAGAAGCTGATATACTTTTACCTTCAGCCATTTTCTCAAGAAGGTTATTGTATATTGAAACTTTATCTGCAACTTCGTTATATCCTTCTTCTTGAAGGACAGAAGCAGCGTGATCGCTTTGTTTGGAATTTACCAGGTCATCAATTACATCTAATGTTGCTTCGACGTCGCCTTTTACTTCTTTGAGCTTGTCAGATAAATTCCCGACTTGCTCACCTAATGCATCTACACCTTCACCATTTTCATCCCATGTTACTTTTGCAGTTTGTGCAGAATCGTTTGTAGAGTCAATGGCAGTTTTAAGGTCATCATAAGACAATGTTAGGCTATCTGTTTTGTCACTGCTGCTCATGTATTGATTAACAAGCTCCTGAAGACTCTTAGATGCGGAAGCAAATCCGGCTTTATCACCAGAGTTCAGCGCTTCTTGTATTCTTACCAAGTCATTAGAAACAGTTTTAGAAAAGGTGGTAAGTTCATCAGCGCTGAGATGTGAAAAATCAATTTTACTAAATGCATCGTTAATTTCTTTCTTTATGTTCGGGTCAATCTTAATTGAGTTATAAGCATCTACAGTTTTCTTAACTTGTTCCCTTATTTCAATCTGCACACCAGATAGACTTTGGCCTAGTTTTTTGATTTCTTCCTTTGCTTTAACACCCGCATTTTTGTAATCATCATCACTAGAGAAAGGGCTCTCAAGGAAAGACCAAGCAGTTTTACCTTTGGAATACGTATCTGCCATTTTCTCATACTGGCTAATCTGATCATTTAGTTTATTCAACTCTTTGAGTTGGTCTTTAAAATCACTTTTGGCGCTTGTTTTGATGTCTTCTTTGTTTAATTCTACTAAGTCTTTGGTGTACTTAATGGCATCCTTTAATGCCTCATTATTTTTAATAATGGCATTGCCCTGAGAATCATAACCAGAAACCAGCATAGGGAATGTTTGAGCCAATTGTTGAGTAACTTGAAGATATTCTTGCTCTTGGTCAGCCGATAAAGCTCCATCATCTTTAGCTTTTTGCAGTTCTTTGTATTGGCTAATCAGTTTATCAGTTTGATCTTTATTGGTTGTAATTGCTTCAATACTTGTAGACTTTGATTGCTCAAAATCCTCTTTAGCTTTTTTTGCCTCTGCATATCCTGATGTTATCTTTTCTAATACCAGACCAACACCCATTAATACAGCGCCAATCGCAGTTGCAGATCCAATACTCTTTATACTTGCCGAGAAAACCTTGGAGGCAATTGCCGCTCTCGACATTCCAGATTGAAGAGCTAAAGTAGCACGTTGAGTTTCTGTAAGTGATTCAGCCCCAAATATGAGTGCAGTTTGAAGAGCACGGATATTCTTATTAAAACCAACAACAGCTAAATTGGCTGTCATAAATGCAATAGGTAAAAACCCAATACCCTTAACTAATCCAGAAATAGCAGATAGGGCGTTCCCCGCTACAGATACAGCCGCAATCAATCCATCACTTACAAAAGCATCTCCTGAAGCTATTGCTAATTCAGTAAACTTGTTTTGGAGTGTGTTTATCCTGGCCTGTAAACTGTCAGCGTACTTCTGCTGTTCACTCCAAGCGCTTCCTGCGGAATTAGCTGCAGTGGTCGCTGCATTTTGGGCGATAGAGAAGTTGTTCATTAAGGCATTAAATCTTGAGAGCTGATAAATGCCTGCTACACCTATCGAGGTGTTTTGTTTTTGAGCATCACTCAGTGTGTCCCATTTTTCTGCAACTTCGCCAATTAGGTCACTTGCTGACTTAGCTTCTCCACCCGCAGTCTTTACAGAAATACCAATCTGTTCTAGGGCTTTAATTGAGCTATCATTGTTTCCAATTCGTGCGAAAATGGTTTTAAGTGAGTTCAATTCTGTTACTTTCACCTTAAAGGCTACTGACCACTATGTGTGGCGGTATGATACTTCGATCACACTCTCTATGTTTCCATAGATGTTCAGACTGTCGCTTCGCAATTTAGCGTCTCTTCGCTCAGTCGTTCAGGCTGCAATAACGCTTGCCCCTTGTCGTCCTCGTCTTAACGTTAGGAGTTCCAAGTCAATCAGAAGAGATTTAAAGTCAGCAATCATTTTACCGACTATATTTCCACTTTCGCGTGTGGTACTTGCAATTGCTGTAGTATCACCAATTAAATCATTTAATTCAACACCAAATGTTGAAGCTGTTGAACCAGCTTTTCTAATACTGTTAGCCAGATCCATTGTAGTTACAGCATAGTTGTTATCGACTTCATTAAGCTTATCTGCGATTGAAATACTATCATTCGCAGCAATATTGAAGTTTAACATTGCGGCAGTTAAAGTGTTAACTGTGTCGTCAGGAGTCAAGTCAGAGACGTTTTGAAGTACCTGAGCGGTTTTTGTTAGAGTGGTCAGTTCACTTTCATCGAAACCCATACGCCCGAAATCGCCAGTCATTTGCAGAATGTCAGTGATCTTGTTTGAAAGCGTGTCACCTAAGTCGATTGACTCTTGAAGCAACTCATTAAATTTATATTCTGGCTGATCCATTACACGACGTATGTTAGTCATGAGGGTATCAACTTGTATTACTTGATCAACCAGTGATTTTGCTCCTTGAACCGCTCCATAAAAGAGTGTCCCACTAAGCAGGTATGTTGACATATTTTTAAAAGCTTGCGTTAGCTCCGCACCAAAAGACGAGGCTTGACTAGCTGCTGTTTGAGCATTTGAAGCTAATTCCCTGAATTGCATGTTCAAGCTTTGCATTTGAGATCTTACATTGTTTCTACCAGAACTTACATTAAGACTATTTACTGCATTTAAATAATCTTGAGCAGCTTGTCTATTGCCGGCACCCATTGTATCGCCGTAACGTGTATTAAGGTTTTGTACGTTTACCTGCGCTTGGCGTTGATACAACTCAATAGTTTTTCTGAGTTCATTATTTTTTGCCACTGCAGCAGACTTATCATCGAGCATTTTAATTCTGTTTTGTAATGCTTCAATTTGTTGTGCTGTTTGCGCAGTGTTTAATTTCCGGCCAAGAGAAGAAAGGGTAGTATCAGTTACAATTCCTTGTTGCCTAAGTTTTTCTAAATCCAGCTTTAATTGTTCAATAGCTTTTCGTTGCTGATCATAATTTGTTGTTACTTTAGATGTGGTAGCGTTTGTTTTTGGATCAGTTGTATAGGTAATATCATCGAAGCCATTGCGATTCTTTTGAGTAACCCTCGTCGTTTGTCCTTGAGCATTCTTTTGTTCTGTTTTCTTCTGTACCTGACCAAGTTTTTCAGTCGCTTGAGCAAGCCTGTTAACTTCTTGCGTTTGTTCACGTAATGATTGATTGCGATTGTCTATGGTCTTTGTTTCACGCTGGATGATTTCGCCATTTTTCTTATATTGCTGCGTCAGCTTTTCGACAGTGCCATCGGCATTTCTGGTAATCGTTGTAGTTTCTTTAACTGTTTGATTGAAGGATTTGAGATGTTTTTGGTAAGTGTCAACCGCAGAGGAGAAGTCGTTGAGAGTCTTTAAAGCAGAGGCATCAATATTGGTCTTTAAATTAAAGGAATTAAGCTTTTTCTCTAAAGATTTAATTTCCTGATTCAGCTTGTCAACAGTCTTGGAAGAAGTATCAGCTTTAGGTGTGAGTATGATCTTTAAATCTTGACTCATTTTGTTTAAACATCCTTTCTAAAAATAATAAAAGAGCCGCTTATAGTAAGCCGCTCCGTAATGTGTTTTGATCTAAATTACCCCCCCCATAAAGGGTGTTCGTAATTTCAGTCTAAAAATGCAAAAAAGCCTACTATATCAACGATAATAGGGCGTGATTAAGGTGAATGTAATAAGCGTTATCGTAAAAGCCTGTAATATCAATGTTTTAGGGCTTTATTTGTTGGAATTCATTAAAAATAGAGGGTGAAAAGGTTGCAAAAACGTTGATATCATGGGGATTTACGATAGCGATTACGATAGGGAATAACCCTTAAAAAATAAGTTTGGTGTGGAAATGGAAGTGCTAGGGGTACATTTGTTCCTGTTTTTTGACCTTTAGATGTTAATATACCCCCTATATATTGGTATTGAATTCCCTATATAACATACATTATACGTGCATTTCACGGGGTTTTTATGGATTTCCTCAAAATTGAATGAAGAACACACATTGAAATAAAAATCAAGAATAAATTTTAAAAACTTTGCATTTTTGCCTGTATAACGGTGTATATTTTTTTATCGTTTATCGTGATCGTAACGAGGTTATTTAAATCGAATACTTATTTTTATGCATATTTATGAATATATAATACGCACTTTGCACTGATTCATAATACAATTTGTAATAAGGTATGAATGTAGAATGAGGGATTGTTTTTCAGTTGCTATTATAATAGAAGAAACTCGTCACAGATAGTCATTTAAATGGACGAAGAGGTACTTAAATGAGCCACGGAAGGGTAAATGTGAAGTTGTTCTAATACTTGTTCATTTGCAATTATGGTTTTACAATCAGGGTCAGTGATACCCAATAGATCGAATATATGCTCATAACTGATTCGTTTAAAAGCTCTGAAGCCAAATTCAGAATACATCTTGCGTAACACCTTATCAATGTCACAATCCATAATGATATTACGCCTTTTAATCTTATCCTTAAAATAGGCATCAAATGAATCCTTATTGTAATACTTCCGCTCACTGATCTGTTCCTTTGCTTTCGTCATTTCCTTTGAGAAGAAGTCACAGCATATCGAAATCTTATCTCTAAGCTTAACATGTTTATAGTCCAGCAAAGTGTGTTGTAAAGCATCCAGTTGAATAGGGGTTAACCCTTTTGGTTTTCTTGGGATCCATGAGGGATCTTTTTTCATACTGATTAATACGGAAACAAAATCTTTTGGGACAAGAATGTTTTTGAACATAGGAACAGAAACACCAAGTTTAGCCAATTGTCTTTTATAAGCTGATGATTCAAGGATAGCAAAGCCAATTTGATTATACCATCTGTTTAGTAAACCAGGCAGCCGATCATCCGTTGTTATCTCTGAATTCTGAAGAGAGTTCATCATCCATTTATCAACATCAGACTTTAAGAAATAAACACGTTTGCCTATATTGCTATGTAATGATCTTGCTTTATCGAACAGTTCTTCTGTCAGACATCGGAGGACATAGGATTGAGTATATTTATAAACAACACCTTTTGTGTTCTTTCCTTTGTTTACTCTTCGGTCATTTCTCCTGCTCGGTTCTTCTAATGGATTGCTTATGTTATAAATTGTGTGGTGTTTCTTATATTCTTCAATTGTCTCAAACTCTAATACACTAAGTTTACATTTTGTATCATGAGTGGATATAGTGACAAACTCAAACGATTCTTCTCCATACTTATTCCAATCTCTTTGTAATAAGTAATTATGATGTTTCCCATTTCTTAAATCTCTTTTGTGTTCTTGGTGTCTTGATTCAATATCAACCGAGCTACCAATGTAAACTTTATTATTGACTGTGTTAACAATCTTATAGATGCCACGTAATTTTTTATTTGCCATTAGGTTTGTTGCTCCTTTGCTGAATAGAATAGAAGGTTTGACATAACTTCGCATAAGTTTAATTATGCGAAATAATTCGTTTACTTATGCGAAACAGAATGATATGATTTAATAAAATAAAGGGCGATTTAAAAGGGACTCAATTTCGCATAAGTAATTTGAGGGGTGGAATAATGCAAGAATATAATAGTAAGCTTATAGAGGAATATATTTTCCAATTGAGGAAAGCTGAAAATACGAAACAAAGTTATAAGCGTGATCTTCAACTTTTAAATAAATACTTGAGTGATGACGAACTAAGGATTGACCGCTTATCGTCTACGATTGTTCAGTTGTTTATTGATGCTTTAGAAAACGGCACAATTAAAACAAATAAAAGGGAGCGGTACAAGGCAGCAAGCATAAACAGAATATACGCCAGCATACGCTCATTTTGTATTTACACTGAACAATTTGAAGCCTTTAAGGATATTCGTATCACTAAGACACAACACATCTCCGAATTAACTCCAAAATCCGTTGATGTTAATTACATTGAATCAATAAGAAAACGGATAGGAGACAGAAAGAATAAGCCTAAGCTAATCAATTATAGAGACTTGGCCATCATTGATATGTTGCGTCTTACTGGTATGAGGGTTTCAGAGCTTGTTGATCTAAAGAAAGCAGACCTGACTTTGAAAGGGAATCCTTATCTAATTCACATTAATAAATCAAAAGGGAAGAAAGTTAGAGACATTCCAATAAGTAAAGAAAAGTTTCAATATATTCGCCGGTATCTTGAATCAAGAAATGATGATTCCGAATATGTCTTTGTTAGTAGATCCAATAAGAAGCTAACAACAAGGACGGTTCAAATGCTCTTGAATGAATATGAGATAACACCACATATGTTACGTCATACGCTTGCTACAGAATTAGCCAAGAGAGGCTGGGACTTATCTACGATTGCAAGGTTCTTAGGGAACACCGTGGCGGTTGTACAGCGTTATACAATACCTACAGAAAAACAAATGGCAGATGCGGCTGCTGATATATACACGATTAATTGACCATCGGAAAATTCCGGTGGTTTTATTTTGAAATTAAAATACACATAACTTCTTGATTAGGATAAAATAGGAATAGAGCTTATGATAACTGAAAGGAAGAATTAATTTAAATGGCTAAGACTAGAACATATTACGATTTACTCATTTCATGCCCTTCCGATGTAAAAGAAGAATTGCAGCTCATAAACGAACAGGTTGACAATTTCAACAGAATGTTTGGGCGCATAAATAATATTTCTATTGATACGAAACACTGGAGCAAGGACTCTTATCCTCAATCTGGTGGGAGGCCTCAGGAGCTGTTGAATCAACAATTTGTATTAGATTGTGATGCTGCAGTGGCTGTTTTTTGGACAAGGTTCGGAACACCTACGGACGAATATGGTTCAGGTACTGAAGAGGAAATAGAAAAGCTAATCCAAAGTGGTAAACAAGTTTTTCTTTATTTCTGTGAGAAGGAAGCTAAACTATCTGACGTTAATTGGGAACAGTATCAAAAAATCCAAGAATTCAAGGAAAAGTACAAAGGCAAAGGCATTTTCAGTACTTATTCCACCTTAGAAGAATTTGAGCAACAATTCCTTAATCATTTAACTCTCTATTTTTTAGATAAACATGTTAAAGGTGGTGAAGAACCTTCAGAATCAAAAAGTGAATTATCAATTAAAGGTGTATCAGATGGTGAGCCCATAGAAAATATGAAGGTAACTAGATCATCTTTTTCAAATAGTGAATTTATTGCACATCTAAAGACAGAAATAATGAAACAATTTGATTCCATAAAACAGTGTCATTTGATTAGTGAGCAAGAAGAAGCTAATAAAACTAATTCCTGGCCAACTGTAACTTTATCTTTTATTGAACGTATTACACAGGAAGTTGCCGTTAGTGCTATAAAACAAAAAACAATTTGTGATTTTGCCGAAAATAATGATATAGAAATTAATCAAAATAGCTTTTTTGATTTAGGGGGGTTAAAACAGAAAGAGAGTCCTATAATCGCTGGTTCACTTAAATATGTTGGAACTGATGAAGCGAAAGAGAAATTAAAGGAAATTGACAGGCTCTTTGATAATATTAAAGAATACGATCAATGGATTAGTTACTTTGAAAAATTAGATTCAAAGTATTACTTAAGGTTATGTTTATCTAATCAAGGCAATCGTTATGATGAAGACATTGATGTTAAAATATTTATTAAAGAAGGTTTACTATGCAAACCTGAAGATATTCCCGTACCAGGGTATCAGATAATTGAGGAATGCGAAAAAATTATTTTACCGGTTTTTCATGATAGCCCATCTTTATTAATAAACGCTTATGATGAATATCCAATTGAACCAAATATTCCAGTGATGCCATATTTTTCGGTTGAAGAAAATGCTAAACAATTGAAAGAAAAATTCAAAAGAAGGTTAAACAATATTTTTATTTATGAGTACTATAACCAGAACGGTTATGACATTCTTACGTTTAAGCAACCTTATCTTAAACATAAGAATAATGTTCTCTTCCCTTCAGTATTAGTATTTGACTCTGAGCCAGATAGTATACGATTTGAAATCCAATCCAAGTTTTCATCTGACATAGTAACCAGTGAAATTGAATTCAATTAAAAATGATAACACCGCTCTAATGAACGGTGTTTTTGTGCATAAGGAAATAGAACCTCTTATTATTTCTGTATAAAATATGGATTTTAATTGATTATCACCATTCAGAAATCTTGCCAGAACTGTACGAATAAAGCTTTTCGTCAGTGCTGTCTATGTAAACTAAAAAGTCGAGCGGGTTTTCAGTTCCTACTTTGAATCCGTATGTTTGTTCTATTCGATACAATTCTTTTAAGAATTCCTCTAAATTTTTCTTACGAGACATAATTACCTCCAGGTATAGAATGTATGCACTTTAAAACTTTCCCAAACACTTGATATTTTCTTGATGGATTATTATAATTAAAGAGCTTTACTGGAAATGAGTGGGTGTCCTATTGGATAATCCTACCCTCTCAAAAGGGTGAAGTGTTATGGAGATCACAATTAAAATCTCAAGTGAGACACTAGTGAAAATACTGGCAGCTCTTGCGGCGATGAACTTCTTCCTTTAGGGAGGAAGTTTTTGCTATAGTTTAAGGTCGGGGGTTGTTAGGATATGGTTGATTTAAGTAGAGCAGCTTTAGACTTATTTCTGTTGCGTTTAAATACTTTGAAAAATTTATATGAATTCCAAGTGAAACATAATATAGAAGTTGTAAAATCGGCTGAAAAAATGATTGAAGAAGACGCTCAAAATTTAAGTGAAAAAGAGAAAGAAGAATACTATAGCTTCTTTTTTGATGACCACCATGAATATTCAAGCGTTCACCCAATCTTAATGAGAGAAGGTATTTTCCTTCAGGCCTATTTTTATTTTGAAGCTTTTTTAAACAGTTATTGTGATATGAAAACAATGAGTTTGAATATGAAAAAATCATATCGTGATATAGAGGATACACATGGAATAATACGAGCTATGCTGTATATTAAGAGATATTGCAAAAACAAAGAGCCTTTTGTTTCGAAAGAGTGGAAGCAAATTTTAACATATAAATATTTGAGAAATTCATTAGTTCACGAGAATGGAGAAATAGAAAAACTAAAAGGAGAACGCCCTAAAGGCCTCGTGCTTACGGAACAGCAGCGATATGATAAAAAAACCGATAAACCTAAAAAGTCTAAATACACGTTCTATTTTGATGAAACTTTTATCAACCACATGTTTGACACTTACATTGGTTTCATTAAGCACTTAAATCCAAAATATAATAGATTGTGGTAAAAGAGAGCACTTTAAAAAGAGCTCTTTTGTTCATTTTCAATCTCTTCGACCTTATTAAGGATGAGGTCATTTATTTCTTCTTGAGAAATATTTGAAAGTTTGTCCAAACTGTCCTGAAACATCTTTGCTGCTCCATTAAGTTTCTTTATACTCTCGGCAGGAAAGCTACTCAGAATCAAGGGGAAAAATTCAGATTCTACGAGGCTGTGAAACCATTTGACTTTGTTCTTGATATCATTTGGAATGCCTAAATCCGCAAATTCTTTAATAAGTGAAAAAGCTATCCAATCAACAAAATTGATTTTCTTAAAGTCAATCCCTTTTTCTTCAGCTTGTTTTTGGTCTGAAAGTATCTGTTTAAACAAGTTGGATAACCGAGAAGGGGAGAAGTAGGGGTAAATAAAAACATGAACGTCATCAGTAAGTTGCACTTTTTCTTTCTTGTCGTATTTGCTTACACTTTCTTCGATCAATCCGAGATTTAATTTTTTAGATGTCATTTAATTTCTCCTTTGTTTTCGTAAGGCTTGCCTACAATTTCTTCATACTGTTCGGGTGTAATCCAGTCTATTTCAACATACGTCCTTATATCGTCGTCATCATAGCACTTCCAGTCATAGAACTGCTTAATATCTGCAAATTCGGGGTATGAAGCCATTTACTTACCTTCCTTCAAGTCAGTAATATCTTTTTGTAGTTGTGCGATTAATAGAGCTGTATCAGCTTCTCTTTGTCTTCGTTGAGCATTTTCCTTTTCAGCAGCTGCCACTTGCAATGATAATTTAGCATTCTGCATTTTCAAAAGGTCAACTGGTGATGAAACCCGCCCATTTTCAATTTGTTTTTCTAGTTCCTCTTTTTCTTCCTCCGTTGCGGCTTCTGTCCATAACTTATCTGATGGATGATACATCGCCTTTATGAAAGAAGGAGGCTGAATGACCGTGCAATTCTCAGGGATTGTATAGTCTCCTTCTTCATCCGGTTCAATAATAACGGGTTTGGTTAGAATGAAATTTTCATCATACTCATAAACCTGAATCACGCTGTGTCTCCTTTTTGAAAACCCACGACTACATCAATATAGTAACCGCCCAATTTACTTGAATCAGCGGGGTCTGGGTATTTTATTTTCAAATCACCATTATCGTAAATAACCAAATTTGCTGTTCCACCTGTACCACTCAATGATACTGTTGCTACAGCACCGCCTGCTGGAACCATTGAAGATGGAATTGAGCCAAATATGATCTCTGGATCAGTTCTAACATGACCTCTTAAAAATAACAGCGCTCCCCATTTTGCGTAAATGGGCGTTCGTGTGCCTACTGTAGCTCCATTCTTTAGCATGATGTTGGCATATTTGACGGTTCCATTCCATTTGTCTTTGTCATCCTTAGTTACATGAATATCTGTGTTATCCGAGTGAGCGGCTAAACGCTTAATTGATCCCTGTTCTGTTTCATAATTTACCCAGTCAGACCATGCGCCGCTTGATAAAGACTTTCTCCATAAGCTTCCATCATTACCGAAAGCTATAGCTTCTCCATACGTTGAGGAAGAGTAGAGGTACATTCCACGGGTTGGTACGGGTGGTGTATTAATACCTGTTTCAGCCGTATAGAAGGTAAATGTCTTTCTTTGGCCTATTGCGACACTCTGAAAATCAACTCCTTGGGATACATTGATTAGAACAGAACCGTTATCCTTGGTTATTTTAGAGAGTTGAGCAGCGTCCCATCTATCCCGATCAGACTTACTAATATGAACATTGGTATCGTTCAGGTGATCATCAAAATCACTTTTAGCGGCTTGCTGAATATTCTCCACATTACCAAGCCCGATCTGTAGAGCGGTAACATTATGAGGATTTGAGGTATCTGAGGTGTGTTTGTCAAAATCCGCTTTCTTTGCTTGCACGTCGTTAGTGACGGCTGATAACCCTATTTGTGCTTTTGTTACACCATGTGGGTTGTCTTTATCTTCTAAATGGGCATCAAAATCAGTTTTTGCTGCTTGCTGAATGTTATCAACCTTAGACAAACCAACTTGGCTTTTAGTAACTGCATGAGGATTTTTCTTATCATTCAGATGAATGTTAAAATCCTCTTTGGTGGCCTGTTCTTCATTGATTAGGTTTGATAAACCGACTTGTTCTTTTGTCACATGATGGGGATTCTCAGTGTTCAGAGTGTGCATTTTTAAATCGAAATTCTGCTTCTCCATGAAATCATCAACTTTTTCAGATAAACGGTTTTCATGAGCAGACATATGAGCTTCAGTTCTGTAAAATTGATCTTTAAGGTTATTGATTTGTATATTGTTTTGTTTGAGCTGACCTACAAATTGTGAATTAGACATAATCATTCCTTTGAGTTAGTTAAATTAAAAAGCTCCGATTAAATAACATTTGTATATTTCTTTTCTTTTAATATTTCTGAAACCGCTCTATATGACTTATTAAATGTGACACTAATAAACCGTGCTACATTGAAAAAGTCTTCCGGGTCAAACATGTTATAGCCTTCATTTTCAAATTGTTGTCTAAGTGAGATGATTTTCTTTGCGGTATCTAATCTGTTTTGAGGTTTCATTCTCTGTATAGTGATTTTTTCACAAAGATTGTCTTTCCTTGAAAGGCTTGTGAGGTTAGCGGGGTTATTATTGAATGTAAAACCGTCAATATGATGAATATCAAGTTTATTTTCTTTTAAATAAGAGAGCGGCATATTTTCTTTAGCGCTCCAGATAACTTTATGTAAAGCAACATTGATGACCTTCTTATTATCATCAATTAAATTAACGTAAACGTAACCTGTGTTGTTTGGGAAATGGGATAAGTACATTTTTGTTTTAAGGGAGTACACCCTACCGTAACCTGAAAAATCAACACGGTAACCTGAAAACGTGGAGTTTCCAGAGGGTGGGATTGAGTGTAAATCGGGGGAGTTTGAGATAGGAGTATTCATTTTTATTCTCCTAAATTCCAGGCGTATCTTTATTTAAGTTGACCAAGGCGTTTTCAACTTCAGCAGATACATTACACTTTCCATTGAAATATCTTGAGATAAGGGAAGGGGTGCGATAAACTGATGCTGCAATTTCTTTAATTTTCATTTTTCTTTGTTTTGTAAGTTGCATATGAAGCAAATAACGCTCTTCAATATTTAGCAAATTTAAATCCTCCTGTATAAATTAAATTTATGAATGTAATTAATTTAATGAAAAAAAGGTGATCAGCAACCCCAAGCTTAAAGTTGCTGATCGAGCCAAGCCCTTGAATGCACCTCTAAGACCTAAAGGTGATAGTGCTTCCTATTATTGACTAGAGATCGAGAACTGGAAAGACAAGCGATTAACCAGTATAAAGAGCAGCTTCAAAAAGACGAAGATTCAAAAACGCTCTCATTAGATGAAGAACAAGAATGCCTTCAAGCTGATATAGCAAGTGGAAATGCAAAGGTCAGAGACAGTGTCCTCTCAATTTACTCAACAATTGCAAACGCTCAAGACTGTTCAAGACGCTTATGAAATGAAGTCTGAGCTTGAAGACAACAAGAAAAAGGTATACGACGAACTAAAAAATGGGAACAGTGGTGCGCTGCAGTTCCTACCGAACAACCTAAATATTTGTCTTCAACTACTTTATCTGAAACAGGAACGCCAATAATAGGAAGCTAGGGGGGAGCGAAGCATTCTCCCCTTACGTCCATTATCTCGGCTATATATCCAAGTGGAAAAGCTAGTCATACCAAGGGTTTTCTCATTTGAATAAATTTAAAATAGCTAATTAACCGTGACATTTTTTAAAATTTCTGCTTTTGTTTTTTCTCCTTCTGTTCATTTTTGTATCATGAGCTTTCTTGCAGGCTTGGCATCTCGACTGGTTTCTCTGAGGGTTCTCAATCGCACAGCCACAATCCAGACAAGATGTGATATTTAGAACATTCCTATTTAAATTCCGTAAAAGCACATTGCCAAAGCTACGCCAAAGGGTTAATTTATAAGGCGCTTTAACCTTTGTAGAGTATAGATAGGTTACAAGCGTATTCACAACAAAATCAGTATCTTTATTATGTTCATTACCTTTATCCAAAAGCTTTTCCTTAATATGATCGTAAAAGAACTGATTCATTTCGCTTTTCTTCTTATCTCTATATTCTTTATTCTTCCGCTTATCTTTAAGATACTTCCTTTTGCTGTCTTTGAGTTCACAATAAAGGTTTACAATTTCCTGTGCTGCTTGCATATCTTCCTGTGAATTAGAACCCTTCTGAACGTTTAAAAGGTTTTTGTAATCCAGTTTCTTTTTAATATCCCTAAAGTAAATACGTGAAGGGTTAATAATTTGCCTTAAACGGTTTACCACAGAACTATTTAATGGCTCAACTTCATCTTTCGCTTTTCCTTTTGCATACATGAAGAAATGAGGAAGATTCAGTTTTGTATATCCACTTATTTTATTTTTAGCCTTATGAGGTCTTTCAGGCATCCATAAGGTTTTAGCGTAATCAATAGTTGCATTTGATTCCATGCATAAGAATTTGACTACATCCAGTTTTTCAGCATCAAGCGCCGCTCTTTCTTTATCAGTGGCATTTTCTTGAGCAACATAGTTCCAAACCTTGCTTATCTCATTTGATACAATGCCTATTTGCTTTGAATAGGCAGCAACTAAACCATCATATATATTCTGTTTATTTAATTTCTGTGACTTTGCCACAGAAAGCTCATATTCAAGCGGAACAATCCCTTTCATATGTCTTTTAGCAATATCAATAAAGCGCCTATTGCTAACAATTAAAGCATCGTCTCCGTCTACATCAAACATTAATAACTTTGAGATTAAATCATGGATGCTGGTGTAAATGCTTTTAGAGACGAACCACTTTGCTTTCTCTTCACCCAATGTGTTTTTTCTTATAGCGTGTTCTCTGAATAGGTGAGGGGAGCGGAGGACGTCTAACTCCTGTTCTTCAAAGAGGCTACAATAAACTTCACCATTCTTTAAAAGACCGGCCGGCTCCTGGTGTTTTAAGAACAGCCATTGGGCAAAAGCAAATACATCAGGAGCAATATAGGTTCTTTTTGAATTTTTAAGCTTAATTTTACCCGCTCTAGCATTATTGATCATACTTCTTTTAGAGTCTTTGATGATCTGTTTTGAATATTCATCTGAAAGCAAAGGGGGATATATTGCAATAGCGCTTTGATAAAAATCCTTTTTTTCATTTGAATCATCAGCCCGTAAAAAATGGAGCATTGTTTCTTCGGATTCACCAATTTTTGATAATTCATCGTTTGTATTTTGAGCAAAATACGTTAAATCGTCATCACTCATGTCACCTAAAGTCTGTAACACTTGGTAGTTGAGCGGTTGATCTTTGAATTTATCGGGTTCAACATCACATTTTGAAGCTTCACAGCCCTCACTAATAAATGTGTTTTTGTAATGCTGCCATGAATCATAATACTTCCACATTTTAAACTGGCTTTTAGTGAAGATAATTTGAATATCATCTTTCACTACGTCCCATTCCTTGCCGTAGATATCTTTGACTAAACATGAATCTTCCTCGACATACTCAGCTATAAAGTCATCAAAAGGGAAGGGGACAAGCAATCCTTTAAAAAAGGGCAATCTAAACTGAAAGCATTTATTGTTCTCAGTTACTTTGGGCAGCATTATTCCCGCTCCATCCACATGCTCAATTGCGATGTCCATGCGCTTTCTTTGAATATTATACTGCTTATCTATGTAATCGACATTTCTGCCTTTTAGGACTGTCTTAAAATCATCAACAACAATGCACTTGTTAATATCAAAACCCTGCCAGACAGTGCTTGCAGTAAGACAAAGGGCTAAATAGGCGTTGAACTTGTTTACATTCATGCCGCCTTTATTATTAATAACATCTTCATTGAGACCGCACATTATTTTATTTTTATGCTTTTTTAAAACAGAGGAGCGGATGAAGATATTCTTTTTATTGCGAATCATTCCAGCACTTGATGTGAAATATTCATATTTTTGATTATTGTACTTGAACCCTTTAGTGACAATATCCTTGAATACCGCATAACTGAATACCTCAACAGATATGATATCCTTTGTAATTTCGTTTTCTTTAATACCTAATGTCCGTATTAAGGAGGAATCAAATTGGTTTATAATACTCTTCATATTAAGGGCATCAGGACGAAGAGAGCGTATTTTCTTGTTCTTTGGATAACATTTTTTTAGCTCTTTAGTGCAATCATCAATTGCAGTTTCACACACCTCAAAATACTTGTACAGACGGGAATCGGGATTGGGAACAAGTTTTCGCTTGTCTATGCTGCAAATGACGTACTCAAGAAAAATCTCGTTGTACTTCCTATGATTAAAAGTTTTCTTCTGAAGGTCATGAAGCAACTGCTTATCATATTGATTTATTTTATTTTTATTCTTAATAATATTATTGTATTCCCAAATAAACTTGTCTAACCGCTTCTTATACTTCTTAATTCTGCCTTTCATGTTCAAATACGCATCTTTTTTTACTTGATACTCGTGTTCTTCAGGTGTGTGGAATGCTTCGGTTTTTACAGCATACATGTAAATTTGCTTAGAGAGGTTTTGAGTTGTTTTATTCAAGGGCTTGGTTCGACTCCTTATTTTTTATTTTTATGGATAGACAATACAAATACAACCAAAACAAGAGAGTTGGCGAACAATTTTAATTGTGAGACAGGACAGCAATTTTTAATTGTTGGCCAGAAGATTCTAAAGAATCTTCTAAAGGGTATTCTTAGATTTTTCTAAAGACTATTATTTAAACTATTCTAAAGTGTATTATTAAGTTATTATAGCGAGTCACGACCCCCCTCGAATCTTAGAGTCCCATGGGGTTGAAAACCCGTCAAAAAAATTGAATTCACTTTTTAAATAATCAGTTTCTGATTTTTGAAATTAGGTTCTTCATTAAAAAAACTGACTTCTTAAAAAGGCAAATCAACTTCTTCTAATAAAATATCATCTTCCTTTTTATAAAAACTGACTTCCTCTTTTTTTAACTTCAGTTCCTCCAATGTCTTTACATTAAAGTCTGGAATGAATTTGGAGGAGGTTTCATGACCTGCTTCCATTTGTATTTGATAGTTATTGGGGTACATTTGTCGAATTAACTGAGCACCGTCAATATTTAATGATTTCAATTTTTCAATATGATCTTGTGTTGTCTGCGGTAATTTCCTACGTGTTTTTGAAGCGATAAGGCTATATCTCATCCACACCTGGTCTTTGTCTTTTTTGCCATATGCATATGTTTTTAATAAAAATAAGTATGTAATGAACTCTGTGCGGCTCAATTGACCTTGCGTGAACAAATTAAGGTCTTTTAATGTTACGAGAAAGAAATTTACAGGTATGGGCTTATCCTTGCCTTTTTTGTGATCTGGAATTAAATTGGGATACCAGTGTTTGACTTTCTGATTACTTTTTGTAGAAGGGTTATAGACAACTTGATTTTTTTCAGTTATCAGACTTATTATTCTTTCCTCTCCATCATCAGTTAGAACTACTTTAGATTCATGAGGAGAGTAGCGACAGTTGCACGTTACTTTATATTCTTTCAGTCTATTAATTACTACTCTTATTTGTTTTTCGCTACAGCCAATCCAAGAAGCCAATTCTTTTGCGCTTAAAGTAATCTTGTTTAGCATCATGATTTGAAGATGAATATATGTGATTAAGTCTAACTCTGACATTTTGAGTTCTTCATTAACATAAAGTTCATCAAATATCTTATTGCTGACCAAGAGGTACTTAATGCCGCTTGACTCTATAATTTTTTGAATTTCTTCTTTCCCCTTAATATGTTTTCGCTTTGATTTCAATAAACATTCTCCTTTTGTGCTTATTATTCTGGTGCTTAGACTTCCTTGTGGGAGCTTCTAGTAATCACATTTCATTTAGTATCCTTTGAACAGTTTCGTCTTTCTCATAAAGCCAGAACCGCTTATTTCGAGTGCTTAAAGCTTCACAGATTGAAGACGCTCCAGCTGCTCTTAACTTTCGGTGTAAGTTTACCGAGTAGCAATAGAAATACTTCGATTGCTTCATAATATCACCCCTTTCCATATTTTATTTTTACTCTTAATGGATATGAAGTTGTCAAAGAGCGGGGCAGGGGATAATAGATATTTGCTTTAAATAGAAGAAACTCAACCTAAAATATTTTAAATTTACTCTAAAAATAGTTACAGTGATTCCTGCCTAATTGAATTATAACACCGTTTAGATGACGATAAAAGTGAAAAATAAGGATTTTTAGAATAAAAATAAAATAAGTTATTGACTCTAATCGAGAGTCTGAGGTATATTGTTAACAGAGACAAAAACAAAAAATAAGTATCGGGTATCTGACAGGGGGAGCAATTAATGAACTTATTGGACAGAGGTTTAGAAAAAGAAAGTTTGAACGAAGATATCAGATTTTTGGAACTAGCAGATTTGAATGAAAACTTTGACGAAATGGAACTTCTAATTGAAAAGCTACGTTTTTCGAAGAATACAGAGGCAAAACAGTATAGTGAAGTTTACAGCATACATAGAAAACTAGCCAAAGGCGAATTAACTGTTAATGAAGCATCCAAAATGATTGGACGTATGGATATCAACATACCTGAACTAAAAGTCTTTTCTGAACTAATGCTCCTTCCTGAGTATCTGAACCTATCAGAATATAAGGTTATGAATGGAATTGCCAACAAGATTGATTTAGACACTATTGAAAATGAAAACTTCTTTAAGTCGTCATACCGTTGCAGACTGCTGATTATGTCAGCTAATGCTTATTTAGGCTTAGGCGATCTGAAAAAAGCGCAATTCTACGCAGGATTAACCATTGAACATGCTACTGATAGCCGCTTTCTTGCTTATGGTTATCTTATTCATGGTAATACTTTATTGTTTTCAGATTATAAAGAGGCTAAAAAGAGCTTCTTAAAAGGCTTAGAGCACTCTGAAAAGGGAAAATCCCATTATAAAGAGCTTAGAAGATCGTTATCCTTCCTCGAAAATTACTATGGTGAAAAAAATGAATACCTTGATTATAACTCATTAGAAGTTGGGGAGCAGCAGGGCGTGGCTTATTCATTTATAAATGAAGGGAAGATTGTTGAAGCACTTCAAATTCTCGATAGAATTGAAAATGAAAAGCAGAATAACAACTTACTTGGCTTTCACTTCTTTTATAAAGGGTTGGCGACTAAAAGTAAAGATTATTTCTTCAAGTCTGTTAAACACTTTAAATTATCGGATGATAAGTATTGTGTAAAACTCCCTTTGGACGAACTGGAGAAATTGGGTGAGAATAAAGCCCTTTTAGAATTAATCACTTTGTGAGGGAAAGGCAACTTAAAGGAGGTGAGAACATGAAAAACAAGTTGAAAATTGGTTTGGCAGTTGCTGTTTTGAGCGTTTCCGTAATTGGTTTTGTAGCTAATAAGGCTATGAATGCTGCCGCAGACGCTAAAGAACCACAATTTAAAGTTGCAACAATTGGACGTGGGGGATAAGGCTACATAGTGTATCCAACCAAGTACAGGAGGGCTATTTCTTAGCTCTCCCCTTTATTACAGTTTTTTAGAATAAAAATAAAATAACGATTTTATTCAAAGGGAAATGAGGGCAGTGTTTCAATATGGGTTATAAGACAGGTTAAGAGTGATTAAAAGCCGCTCTTTAGGTGTGTTAGAATCCATCAACTCTAATAAATTTAACATAAGGAGAATAATAGCATGAGAAAGTTAAGCAAAGACCAAATTGACGATTTAATTGAAATTTACAATGAAACAAAAGCACCTAGTGTGATGAAATTCTTGTTGGAAAATGGAGTCCTTGTAGTATATGAAGGATGTGTTAAAGAGAGGGAGAAAAGAGAAATCGAATGGGTATAAACTGTAAAGGGTGATCAGTTATTAATAAAAGCAAAATTGCGAATGACAACAGTTTTTTTAGCTTATCAAATAATCCCAATACTTTTTACAATGATTCCTTAAAAGCACACATGCGATTCTATGACAACTATCCTGGGGTATACGTTGAAATAATTAAAGAACTTGGTGACAAAAGGGTAATTATTGATATGCCGTACAACTTAAAACACGGAGTATGCAAGAAAATAAAATATAGACATTATGAAGAAAATCTCAAAAAAGACATTAAAGCAATGCTGAGCGCCTTTAATTCCTTTACTGAAGATGGTTTTCACGAAATGGAGCTATGGCAATTGGGCAAAAACAAGGATTATGGATTTGTGAGGTCTGAATATTGCCCTAAAGCTTTTGTGGATAAAAATAAAATTAGTGAAGAATTATTGAGTGAGATAAAAAGGGATGGACATTATCAGAAGAAGTTGTTATGTAAAGTTGAAACAGACGAAACAGGTCAGCCTTACGTGGCTGAAACAATTCACATTAAAAATAGCTTATAAGAATTGGAGTGTTTGAATGGAGCAATTAACTATTTATGAACAGATAATGAAAGACCCATCTTTTCGTAAAGCAGCCCTTGTTAAATTTGGATTCGGACAAGTGTCACCGGTTAAGGTTGAAAAGTGGTTTAAAGGATATTATCCGCCTAAATATCATGAGTTTAAGCAGCTGGCAAAGTGGTCGAATGTAACTGAGCTACATAGGGAAGCAATGACAAAAGAACAAAGGAACAAGATATTAGACTTAGAAGAGATTTACAGCAATGAATTAAAAACAAGAAATAAGGAGAGATAGAAAGATATGAAAAAAGTTAGAAAACCGCTTGAAAAAGACATTTTGTACTCCTTACATAACGCGTTTATTCTAAATAATTCAACGGCTATATCTAAAGTTAACATTTATTTAGATAATAGAAGAGAAAAAAAAGTTGATTTTTCGGATTGCAAAAGTCTAAAGCAAGAACTAATCACTCTGTCATTTGAAATTTTCGCAAAAGGAAAAAGGTTTCATTTCATTATTGACAACTTCCATGTAGAAAACGAGGATATCGTCAAAGTAACTGATATTGATTATATCATTGATGAAATATCTGTTGACTTCGATAAAATTCTTAAGTATTACGAGCTCAGGGACACAGATGATGAGTTAACTGATAACGAAGATACTTACACTCTTGAACAGCTTGGTTTCAGTTTTGATCAAAGTGATAATCTAGTACCTTATGATAATTTCAATAGTTGCGCTACTGATTTCGAAATAGGCGAAATGCTTTTACAAGAGGCACAGAAAAAAGACGGAAAACTAATATACCTAGCATCTATTAAACAAAGAGCACAAATTTCGTGGCCTGAATGCTGAACATGTCCGTGTTGAAACTTATAGTAGCATAAAATAACCAATATTTTTAGAGTGAAAATAAAATCAGAGGGTGGTTCGAATGACAGAAGACATTTTAGATCTACAAGATGAGCTTAAAGAGGCAGAAAGTAATTTAAAGGCTGTTGAAGAAAAACTAGTAGACCATGACATTCTAATTCTGAGACGTGAGGAATTAAAGGAACAAGTCACAGAAGTGAAACGTTTGATCTCTAGTCATCCAGAAAACAAGGATAATAAATGAGCATCTTAATAAATTTACATAAGGAAACACTTGAAGATAAACAAGCAACTCTAAGGACTTTGCAAGAACAAATAGACGCAGAAAATGAAATAGAGCCAAGAATCCCGCTCGAACAAAAAGAAGCTGTATTGAAACGGGAAATTGAAGACCTAAAACAATTGATTAAAGGTGAAAACAGAACTGTGTTAGATATTGTGATAAGCGGCATGCTTGATGGCCAATACTACGAGCACATGAAAAAAGTTGCTGGCTACACAGTGGATTACATAATTGATGACTGCTTCATCATGGAATATGCAGAAGAATCAACTGCAGATGACGTGGAAAGAGTTCAGGCGATCAAGAAAGCTTTGTGGGATAAGTTAGAAGAAGATTCTCCTATTAAGACAAATAATAGGGAAATAGATGACCGGATTTTTTATATCCCGATCAGAAAGGGATTTGAGGGTGAAGGGATAAGAAAATTCATCAGTATATTTGAAAATGAAATCGGCAGTGAGATCACAATTTTATTTAAAAGGGAGATTACTAAATGAAAACTAATCAAATCTATAGTGCAGACACACTTTCAGGAATTTCAGAGTATGGAAGTGACCAAAACATTGAACAACAATTAAGAGAAGATGTAAAGGTACTGGAGCTAGTTAAGGAATACACTAGTCAAGTGAAGGAATATCAGAAAATAGCGAAAGAATCAATGGAAAAAGCCACACAATATGGTGATCTTGCATTAGAATTTCAGAAAAGTGCTATGAACCAAATTAAAGGGTCTGACATACTTATTCATTTTATTTACAAAATGGGAATTGAAGATAAATTATTGGGGTTTTTGAATGATAAGTACAATCAGGAAAAGGATGCAGACTATAAGGCAGCAATAAAAAGTTTGAAAGATAATTATTGTATAGATGAAATCATATGGGATGAATACGGGTTAAGTAAAGGGATCGAATAGAATTACTCAATGAAATAATCATCCTGCAATAAAAAATTCATTTGAATAAAGGAGCTTACATAATGAATACAACATTGATTGAGAAAGAGTTTAAAGAAGTAATGATTGAGAACCACGATTTGAAGAAAAGTGAGGATTTTTGGAAAACCATGTTCAGTACAACTGAAGAGCAACTTCTCACCTCGTATGAAATTGTTAGAGACTTTATGAAAGCCAAAGGTGTTACCGGTGAATTTAAAAGCTATGTTAAAACAATGATTTTATCCAACAAATTAGATGAGAGATATCGAGATTTCTTTGAAGCGATGCTGGACGATTTTTCTGCGGGACAATCGAACGCAAAACAAAACGGAGAGAATCTGGAAGGTGCTTTAAGATGGCTCCAGGAAAAGAAAGCTCATTTATTGATGGAATTGAATAACGCATCGGATATAGGGCGGATAAATAATATTGGAAACGATCTTGTGCTTGTTATCAAAGAAATAGTGAAGATCAGAAATAAGACTGAATAAGACAGCTGCTCGTTCGGCATGAGTTATAAAATTCATCTTTAGACTAAGTGAGGTGAACAAATGGGAGGAGTCCGAAATAGACCGAAAATGGGGGAGATTATCTATAGTGATAATGAGAACGAGAAATATGAACAGTTCGTTAAACAAGTCAGCAGAATGGTTATTGATTACATAGATAAAAAACAAAATAATGAAGGGTGAGCTTTAATGGCTGCCCTTTTTAATATTATATAATACGTATAGTTGAATTTTGGGGTGGGGTTAAATTGACTGACATTAAAGACGTTTTTAAACATCATAAAAGTCGTGTCGATAAAATTGACACAATAGAGGAAAAGACAAAGAAAGACACTTACGGTGTTTTAATTAGGGTTTCTGATGTTAAACAGGTAACTAAGGATTCAATACCGATGCAGAGAGAAAGAGCCTACAAGTTTATCAAGGAACGTGATGGCATTCTTTATAAAGAGTATATTGAAGAAGCGGTATCCGCATCAAAGAATTCCATTAAACAAAGACCAGTGCTTCAGGAACTTCTTAAAGATATAGAAGATGGAAAGATTAATAAAGTAATTGCGTATAAAAGGGACAGGCTATCCAGAATACAAAAAGATTGGCTTACAATCCTTGATACAATCTTTAAAAATAATTGTGACATTGAATTTACATCAGCGGAAGAACAGCCGATTTCCTCAAACCCAATGGTAAGGGGGATAATGGAACCAGTTTTAGGTTTCTTGGCAAACATGGAGTCAAACAATACCTCAATGCGGGTAAAAGAGACGAGGGCTAGTATAGCAGCAAAAGGAAGATGGACAGGCGGAACATTGCCATATGGATATGATTTAAATAAAAACAAGGAAATTGTAGTCATAAAAGAAGTTATCCCTTCATTAATTGAAATTGAGGATCTTTATTTAAATGGTATTGGAGTAGGGTCAATTACAAGGTATATGAACGGGCACGAAGTGAAGCATTTGGGTAAAAGAAAGAAAGGAGCGGATATAAAAAGAGTTGTATATAAGGGGAGAAAAACGTACTGGACTGAGAGTGCAGTTGAAGGTGTTCTTTTCAATCCTTTTTATGCTGGTATCATAGAGTATTCAAAAGAAGGCAATAAACACCTACAGTATGACCAAGACAAATTTGTTCGGGAAAAAGGATTCCATGAGGCGATAAGAACACTGGACAAACAAGAAAAGATTTATGAAATGAAATCTAAGAAATCCATATCAGCTCCCCGTAAATTTAGTACAACTTTTTTACTAACTGGATTAGTATATTGCTCCGAATGCGGAAGCCCTATACAATCAAGAACTGTTTTAAAAAAAGAACGGAACAATGAAAAGTATTGCTATTATGTCTGTGCTTCTAAACAGAATAAAGACAAAACAAGCAGAAATGAAATGTGTCCAAGTAAGAATTTTAAACAGAATATCCTTGAGGATTTTGTTGTCAGTAAATTACTTGAAATGTTTGACGGTTTTAATAAGGACAATTTAAAAGAAGAAATACTAAAAGGGATAGACCAAGGAAAAAGCACAATTGAAACGGATATCGTCTCCGCTCAAGCTGAGTTAAAAGAGCTTCAAAGTGAGCTTGTTTCTATAATGAACTTGATGAAAAGGGTAAGCCCAGAGAGCCCACTTTATGAAGAAATAATAACTGATTACGAAAAGAGTTACACTGAAACACTTTTAAAGAAAAAAGAAATTGAAGAAAAGCTGGAGTCTCTGCAGCAATCAATAAAAGAGAACAATGATAAAGAGATTGAACAAAATATTGTATTAGATGCATTAAAGAATTTTTCTATTGTGTTTAAGGAAGCTAGTCAAGTTCAACGGAAAACATTGCTGGATTCGATAATTAAGCGAATAGACATATCGCAAGATGGGAAACTAAATATATTGTGCAATTTTGAATTACCCAAAGATGGAGAAAGTTATGTTCATTCCATTAACCGGCGACCCGTTTAA